CTTGTGAATAGAATGAATTAGCTGATTGATATGGATAACCAGCTACCTCTGTAGTCATCCATGCTTCTCTAACAGCATAAAAGTTATCAGGAAGTCTAGCTTGAAAGTCTTCAATAAACAAAACTTCATCTGTAATTACATAGGTAGTTCTTCCTAACTTCTTTAGAGCTTTGTCTAAGTAAGTAGGAAATAAAAGATCATCCACAGCACCTGTATCAAAGTAAGATTTTAATTCTTCTTTGACAGTTGAATAAACAGGTTCTGGGCTTACAAAAGCATATTTATAATAGTAACTCATAGTTTATTATTTTTTCCATTCATGATATAAATGTTGATACTTATCGCTGGTTTTTAAGTAATGTGATAGAAGTCTTGATGTAAGTCTAGAAGGTTTGAAATACCACAGGTCAGAATTCTTAAAGCGTGCTGAGGTTTTAAACCACATCCAACCAAAAAAATAACCTTCCGTATGATAATTAAAATTATAAATAACTTTTCCTTTCTCTTTAGTTTTTTGCCAGTCAATTGGTAAGTTAACAAATTCTTTTCCATTAGCTAGTTTTATTTTTCTTCTTTTCTTTTTATTAATAGAGAACTCTCCAAATCCATAAGGTAGTTTTGCTTTATCACCTGTCTCTAATATATACTCTTTAAATGATTCATTCCAAGTGTACAATATATTTCTCCACTCATCATATGTTAGTTTTATAGATGGATGTTTTTTACAAAACAATATATAGTTATCTTTACTAGAAGATCTCCAATCTATTTTAACTCTTGACATATATTAATTAGTTGGTTTTGAGTTTGGTGCTTGTCCATCTATTCCTTCTTGACTAGTATCTGTTTTAATATTAAAATATGTAGATAATAGTTTTTGAGATGTAAGTTGTAACACTTGTTGTTCTAAGTATCCAGGAAGAGCAAACTCTTTATCTAATGGATTCATACATAACTGTTCATTTGTATAATCTGGTGTACCACATCCACATTCAGGATACATAAGATCATTATCTACATCTTCTTCAAAGAATGCAACAAATCTAATGGCTCTAAGCAAAGGATTGTTTACATATAAATATCCATTAGTAATCCAGAAGTATTCTTCATTCTTGATTACAGGAAGTTTAAGTAAGTTTAAATATCTGTTAATAGATATTTCTTTTAACTTCTTTCCTTTACCACTCATAGCATTAATAGAATAAACTCCTTGTATTACATATTGGTAATTACCTTCTGATATACGTGGAAGTTTAAATTTAGTTCTAGCTATAGAACAAGGATCTACATAGTTACAACATTCAGAAATAGATACTTCTATCATCTCTAAACAAGGAATGGTAGTAAATAATGTATCAGTGGCCCAAAGCTTTCTAAGATTTGTCTCACGTTTGATTAATAACAAAGAGTTGTTTCTTATCTCAGATGCAATTGCTCTATCTGTTATTAATGAATCTGTAGAAAGTATCTTGTGGACACTTCTAACATCTGATACTAATTTTCTTAATGTTGCCATAATTTATATTCTTGTTTCGAACTCTGCTACTTTTCCTAGCTTACTATCATAAACTAAAGCTAGAGCTGCTCGTACTGAATGTACGAAGTTATTATCTAAGTGCCAACGGTCTGTACCAGACAAACTGGGCATTTGTTGTATTCTTACACCTTTGACTTCTTTAGCCATATAGTGATGTTTATCTCCTGTATGTATCTCTCTGTATTTAGCATTACCAAAGAAATGACTATATTCTGGATGTGTTGCAAACAATAAAGGAAGATCATCTAATTTACAATTACCATGATGCCATCCTATAAATGTATTACCTAAAACCTTTGCTTTAATAACTGAATGCTCTCTAATAAACTCTACATCCAGAGCATCTTTAAAATAAACATCTAATGCATGTGCTAAATAAAAAGATTTAGTTCTATCATGATTACCTTGTACAAGAACAACAGTAACTTCACTAGCATGTTGTCTCAACATATTAATTGTATCTACAAGAACAGCAAATCCTAATTCATATTCAGAACTATAATCCATTATTGTATCTTGTGGTGTACCTTGTGTAGTTTGGTGTTGATAGTTATCAGTATGAAAGAAATCATTTGATATAGGCAACACTACAGTGTTTATATTATAATTAGCTCTCACTTTACAGATCAAAGATTGAGCCACATTGAAATATCTTAAAGCTCTTGTTTTTGGATCATTATCACCATCTACTGTTTTCTTAGCTAAATGATAATCAGCTATAGATATTTCTACATCTACATAATCTTTATTAGCAGTGAGATCTTTTTTAGTAATTGATATATTATTTGGTTTGTAGTTTTCTAAAAACTTAGCAAAGTCTTCTGGGGAGTAATCTTTTGATTCTTTTCTTTTTGAAAAGACTGAGGAAGTAAAGCTTCCACTTGGTAACATCTTAGACCAATAGTTGGTAATGACGTATTTATCTAGGTTTATCTTATGTAGCGTAGCTAACTCAAGATCATCTTTAGGTTCAAATGCACTAGTGACAGTGCTTTCTATTGTTCCTTTTTCAACATTTACTTTTCTAATTTCTCCTGTAGAAGTATTGTATGTATATGGAGTTGGGGGTTCATTATCTTTTTCTCTGAGCTCTTTAAGAAGCTCATTCACTTCGTATTCACTTATTCCTAATTTCTCTGCATAGAACTTTTTACTCTTCTTTTGCGTTAACAACTCTTCTAATCTGTACAACAAGCTTTGATTCTCAGACATATGTATTTATATTAGTTAAAAAATATCGTAAAGATAAACAATAGTTTTTATATAATCCAAATAATTTTAGTTAGAGTTGTAATTATTTATAATCAAATTAGTTATAAAACAAAAACTCCCCAAGAAAATCTTGAGGAGAAACTTTGTAAAACCAACAAAACAAAGTTTTTTATTATTAGTTACTATTATATACTAGTAGTTGTAGTAGTAGTAGTGCTAGTAGAAGTACTTGTGCTTGTGCTGGTTGTTGTACTTGGTGATGTTAATGTTACATCAATATAATTAGTACATACTCCTGTAGAAAGTATTCTTACTATTGTTGTATAATCAGGAACAACTGAAGAAGAATATCCTGCTAGCAATGCCGATTTACTAACTCCTGATTCAAATGCTGACGTATAACCATCAATATTTGAATATAGATTGAAAGGACCTGAATCAGCTCCAGCTGTTGTTAATGTTATTAGTGCTGTCATATTATTTTATTTATTGGTTTATTTTAAACTGTACAATTATCAATATCATCACATTGTAATATAGGATCATTTACACCTTGAATAGTTACGTCTGGTGCTGGTACATAAGAATTATCATCTATAATTACTCCACAATCTACAAAAGGAGGAGTTGGTGGTATTGTAAAATGTACATTATCACCTATAGAATAAACTCCATTGAAAATAGAAAATCTAATTGTTCCTGTATTACAAGATTCTATACGATAACAACGAACAAGTATTGTTGTAGTGGTAGTAGTAGTTGAAGAACTTGTAGATGTACTTGTAGAAGTGCTGGTAGATGTTGATGTACTTGTAGAAGTGCTAGTTGAGGTAGAAGTTGAAGTAGAAGTAGAAGTGCTAGTTGAACTTGAACTTGTAGTGGTAGTAGTTGGACAACATATATTAAGTTGATTGTTTATATCAATTACATCTTCTGATATAATCATTACATCCTCAGTAATATTTGTTACATTCTCTGTAAGTTCAGTTACACTATTTTTAACATTACATATAATAGTATTTAATTTATCAAGAACTGTATTCAAACCATCATTAGTTTGTATACCTGTACAAGGAAGTGGAGTGCTATCATATAAGACAGCACTCGTTCCTATTATTGTTGTATTGTTTATTTCAGAGCAATCAGCCATTTTTATATTTTGGTTTAAATTAATCTTGTACTAATCTTACTGATAATCCATCATCTTTAGTTGTATCTGATACAAATGTAGAAGCTAAATTCCAAGTTAGATCTAAAAATGGTGCTTGTCCTATACTTAAACTATCTGATCCCCATAAACCAGTAAAATAAGTTAAATTTCCAAAAAGTCCTAAAGTTCCATTTCTTATACCTCCTGGAAGGCCTGTAAAGCCACTACTATTTGTAGCACCTGTATTAGGAGCTAACCAATGAGTAGTTCCAGCTTCTTTAAGAGCTCCACCTGCAACAGCATCTCCTCCCCATATATCAATTAAACATTGAAGTTCTTGAGCTGAAGGAACATGATAACCTAATGGTGCAAATCCACGAGGATCATTAACAGCATACCAGTTATACATTCTTCCATAAATAGGTTCATTCGCAGAATCATTATTATAATAGCACCATGCTCCAGTTGTTAAAGCTGCCCATGTAGCATTATCAGTAACTTCTGGTATAGGATCACCATTTCTATATGTAACACCACTATAATTAGTTGCTTCAAAAATAGGATTACATGTAGTAGTAGTTGTTGTAGTGCTACTACTAGTAGATGTACTTGTGCTTGTACTAGTTGTAGTAGTGGTTGGAATTAAATTTACTGTAGCACATTCTGGAGATTGCGATGCTCCTGATACTGTAAAGTCTCCAACATTAACCAATGTTAATCCATAAGGGCTATTTAAATTTACTTCATAAACTGAACCAGCACTACATAAAATATATATTTTACTATTACTTTCAACTAACCCAAGAGGAAATTCAGAACCAATAAATGAGTTAATAGTAACTTCTGCTTCTTTTATTCCTGTTACTTTATCATATTGTACTAATTTATATGTAGTTGCAGAATTTGTTAAACATATAACTTTCCCTGTTGTAGTTAATAATAAATCTCCAGATATCTGATATCCAGAATCTAAATTAGCAATTGTAGAAGTTACAGCAGATGTAGTTCCAGTTATAGTAACTTCAATAATTGGTTGTGGTGTTAATAATGTATTTGTTGTTAATAGTTTTGTATTAGAAATAGCACCTAGTCCTGCACCAAAAGTTACACCAAATGGGAAAGAAATATTTTTATTAAATGAAGAAGTCCAAGGATTAATTGTAATATCATATTCTGAAACTAATTGAGTCATATTATCATATATCCACATTTTAGTATCTGTATTTGCTATATCATTACTAAAAGGAAGATTAGTTAAAACTACACTTTGATTTGTATCTACATCATATCCAATAATGTCTCCATTAACAGAATTTATTAATATTGAACAATCATTTAATACTAATGGACATTCTCCATCAACACAATTACCCCCAATTGATATTGTTACTAATTCACTATTAGAAAAACCACAGCATCCACAAACTTTGATTATTTCAGATGAAGAAATTGTAGTAGCAATAGTATTTCCAAGACAATTCTCATATTCAATTTCATAAACTGTTGGACCATTATCTGTATTAGTAAATGTAAGACATTCACATGGAATAAAGATTGTAGTGGTAGTGGTAGTAGTAGAACTAGAACTTGTTGTTGTAGTGGAAGTATTACAAGGACCTGTTGGTGTTGCGACTACTGTTCCTGGAACAACTAAAGGACTATCTGTTTCAACACAAATTTCTGTATCTCCTGGTGATAATATTATAGCTTCTGGCAATCCAGTAACACAATCAGTTATAATTATAGCTAATGTATCTAATCCAGTGTTTGTTAATAAGAAACCTTCACAAGGAGCTACAAATTGAGTAGTAGTAGTAGTGGTTGTAATAACACAACATACATCTAATGTATTATATATATTAATTATTTCACTATTAATAGTTATTATCTGTGAGTTTAAATTATTAACTTGAATGTTTAATGTGTTAATCTGTGTTAATAGATTACATATAATTTCATCAATCTTTTGCAATATCACATTAAGTGTATCACATGGTTCAGCTATTATACATGATAATGCAGGACCATTATAAACAATAGTACTAGAAGCAGTTAAACTAGTTGAACATGGATCATTGCTATGACAACCACTATTAGTGATTGTAGAACTGCATCCACAAGGACTATTTAAAACTACATCTGTGCAGCAAGGATTTACTGGTAAATATGGATATGCCATCTTATTGATTTATTAAGGTATATAAATAATATAGTAACAAGGTAAAACTGGTTGAATATTAGTATGTGCTCCACTTCCTCCTATGTTAGAGTTAACAACTGTAACATTTGTTCCATTTAATCCTGTAAATTCTGTACTAGTATAAGCATGATTTGCTGTACCTGTTCCACTTTGTTGATTTATATTACTAGCTATAGGAGCAGCAGTAACACCATAAGCAGCAGTAGAGTTTGTTCCTCCAAATCCTTCAATATGTTTATGTCCAGGATCAACTATAGTTACAGTGGCAGTATGAGTATGATCTGGTATTTGTCCAATTACTAATGTTGTAGTATTATTGCCATATGCAGAATTTAATGCATAACTAGGATTACCAACTGTACTAGGATTTGTTCTAGTAGGAAGTGTTAAACCACCCATAGACCCATCTGTAGTACCTACACCAACTACACCTCTTTTATCTGGTGTACCATTTTCTCCATTACATAAATAAATTTTATCCCAATCTCCTGTACCTGCTCCTGTACCATCAAAGTTAGGTGTTCCTGGTCCAGATAATAAACCGTAATATTCAACTACAGTATAAGGAACCATTCTGTTATAATAATTAGTGAATATACCTAATGAATCTAAATATGATTGAATATAATCATTAACTCCAGGGTGACCTGGACTAGCAGTAATAGGTACATATTGGTTTCTTAATTCTAATGTCAATGCTGCTAAATCAACTCCTAATGTACAAACTTTATTAATTGTAGCTTGTACAATAGCATGTGTATCTGAAGAAGCTGTAACTCCTGTTAAACATCCAATTGTATAATCAGCATTCAATATAGCAAGTTCTGCTACAATAGCATCTACTTGTTCTTGAAGATCACAAGCAGCTTCTATAAGAGCTTTTGATATATCTACAATAGAAAGATCTCCACATGTTGGTAGATATTTATTTACAACTTCGCACACCACTGTAGTTCCAAGATCTATCTTCACTCCTGTAC